TTCTATTAATATAGATAACGCTCTGTTTATTTGTCTTTGATTATCTTCACTGTATTCTTTTTTAGGTTCCGGTAATCTTACTACTATCTTTGCCATTATCCTCTCCTTCCATCTGGTTGTAGGTCCACTTGAAACGTACCAAATCTCCACGATTCACCAGCCCCTGTATTTTCTATTTTAATATTTGCATAACGTCCTCTGGCTCTAGTGTCAACTTTAGTTGTGCTAGATGTAATAGTAAAAGGACTCAATGTAGTTGCGGTGCTTGGGTCTGCAGGAAAATCTTTTACAGATATAGTTACCTGGTTATTACCAGTTAATACTTTAAAGTTTGGCAAAAACCTACGCATAGCTAAAAACACTTCACTTTGATCTTTTTGTAAAGAAAAACTAAAAGACTCAACAAAAGATGTTAAAGCTGTTGTACTGCCATCTGGATTAATTTGGTCTGTTCCTATTTCGTGTTCAAAAAATACAGTTTGACCTAAACCTGTTTCACCTTGAATAACAGGAAATGTCCCTGTGCTAGAACTATTAAACGCTGTTGCATATGGTTTAGGATATACTAATGAGTCAATCCAAGTTGTTCTCATTGCATTTGTATTTGTAGCTGTGTACCAATTACCCATAGGTAAATTAGCATTATCTTGTCCATAGTTATAAACTACATATCTATCATTAAATGTGGCGTTAGCTGTAGGGTACCACCAAATAACTTCTGTGAATAGATTGTTTATACCTGCACAAATTTGTTGACCTTTTGTTGTGTCAATATCATCGTAAACAAAATCTTCAACAGAACAAGGTAATGTATTAACTGTACCATCAAATGAGAAGAATCCATTATTACCCATCCAATATGCAACACCATCAATTTCAATAGCTGCATTTTTACCAATAAGTCCACAGTTAGTACCTACTTGTTCAAATCCAAATGTAAATGGTGCACCAACAAATTTCATAGCATACAATGCATTATCGGTCCAAACTAGAATATTTTCCTTTGCAACCAATGCACCCATAATTTTTGTACCATCTTGTAATCTTTGTGTGCCTGCAGTGTTAGTAGCTTCAGGTGTATAATTATTTATATCTTCATCAACAGAGAATCTTATAAACATATCATCTTGTGTAGTGGGTGTACCTATAGTTACCTCTGTTCCAAAATGAATTAAGTGACGTGTTGTTGGAGATATTAATGTAACTCTAGTTGCTGTTGGATTATTTGTTGTTGCAAATCCAGCTGTGTTTGTTGCTGCTCTAACTCCTGTAGGATTAGCAGCTCCTGCATTCCATGTAAAAGTTTTACCGTTTGCAATTGTTGCAACAAGAACTTCACCAAAATTACTTAATGACCAAAGTCCTGGCTCAAGAGTTACTGTTGATGCCTGTACTGCACTACCAAATCCTGTAAACTCAGTTGCATTTTGAACTGTTGCATTTGTTGAGTGAGCTTGTCCGTTTGAAGTACCAGGAGTTGCTGTTCCATTTGTACCTCTAGTAATACCTAAAAATTGTGTAGAACTTTTTGATGTGTATGTAATTAATTCGTTGGCTATTGCAATCGTCCCTGCAGTAGGAAAACCAGTTGTTGAGTCTACTGTAACCGCGGTTCCCGATCCACCTGTACCAGCGGTGTCCGCGTTCAACGATCCATCTAATTCTGTTTGTGCAACACCAGTAATTGTTCCGCCATAGTTTCCAATACCAAAACCATAACCATAAGATTGTGCTGCTGGACCCACCACTTCATAAGGAGTGATAGTTACCGAACCACCACTAGATGCTGAACCTGCAGTAGCTGCTTGTATAGTTAAGGTTGTAGAAGTTGGAACAGATAGGACCTGAAAGTTTATATCATTAAAAGTTGATGTAGTTACACCAGTGGTACCACCTGGTAAAGTTGTTGAGCTTAGTCTTATTATATCTCCAACAGCAATTCCGTGATCTGCAGATGTTGTAAGAGTTACAGTTGTTGTTCCATTAAAAGTAAATGTTGCGCCCGTAATAGCAGTTGCAAGAGGAGTTATGTCAAATAGTTGACCTTCAAAATATAAAAGTAAAAACTTATCTGTACCAATTGCTACATATCTATTGCCATCAGTATCAACGAATGCATGTTGTTTTCTAGCGACACCTACAATTGTGTCTGTTAAAAGAGAAGACCAACCACCTACTTTTTCTGGTAGGCCATATCTAAATCTTACATTATCTGAGTCAACCCAACGACCTTCTGCTCCAACTGCTGTATCTTGTTTGTCGATTCCAGGAGCAAACTTAATTTTCGTAAGCATCTATTACTCCTATGATGTTTGGTTGTATACGTATTGCCAACCTTTGGTTGCATTTGTAAATCTTAATTTAATAGATTGATTATTAGTTGCTAAATCTAGATTAGATGCAGCTCCTCTAATATTAGAACCATTTCTATTTACGATTACTTTATTAGTACCAAATCCTCCTGTTGCTGTAACATCCATAATACTGACCTCATCACCTATAGTTGGCGATGCTGGTAATGTAATTGTAACTTGAGCTGCTTGTGTATCTATTAATAAGTTATCACCAGCTACTGCAGTGTACGCAGTAATAGAACTAGATGTAATTGCAAAATTACCTTTTTGTAAAATATCTAATCTTGCGTCTGTTCCATCAGAATGAATCAACATAGTTGCTCCAACAGGAACGGCTATTGGATTTGAAGATCCAGCTGTTTTAATGCTTAGTGTATATTTATTTGTTGTAGTTCTATTTGTTGCATCCTGAACTATGTAAACCCTAGTTGCTGTACCACCTGTTGTTGATGCAGGTATAATTAAATTAACATTACCAGTCATAGTGCCAGTAAGTTTTAAATAAAGATTTTTACCATCAGATGTTGCACCATCTGATAAAAGTAAAGTTTTATCAGAGCCAGATGTCATTGGCACATTAACCACACCTGTCGCTGATTGTTGTAATATTTGTAAATTAGTATTTGTTATTGTGCCCCATAAACCAGCTTTTTCACCGGTTGCTACAAGTTCTAATGCTAAATCTGTTGAAAATGTTGATGCCATATTAGTAAGGTTTTATTGGTGTCCAAACCATTGTTGCTCCTGGTATAATTTCATTCCACGTTATAACACCCACTTCACCTGTGCTTAAAGTTAAAGCATTAGCTGGTGCTGATATACTCGCAGTTCCTGTAATAGTAACAGATCCAGTGTTTATAATCAAGCTGTTTCCAGAAGCCGTAACATTAGCATCTGCACTAACTGTAACGTTTCCTGTGCCTAAAACTAACTCTGTTTTTGGTGCTACTTGATTAGCTGTACCAACTATTGTTACTGTTCCAATACCTAGTACTAATGAGTTACCATCAACAATTTCTGTGACTGCATCAGCTGAAATAGATATGGGCCCAATAGAAAGAATAAAACTATTTCCTTGAGATACGACTGTTACATTACCATCAGTAGGTAATGATGCAAAAGGTGTTTCGGCAAATGAAGCAGTTCCGAAGAGCATCTATTACGCTCCTGGTTTAGTTGGCCATGTAACAGCTTCTACTTGTTCAACTGTTGTTAATCCGTTTGTTAAATCTCTTAATTCTTGACGATATGTTTTTATATCATCTGACATTGATTGATCTGATAAACCTAAATAATCAGTTTCTAGTAATAAAGCATTTCTTTTTTGTCTTAAATTATCTAAAGCTATATCTAGTTCAGCAGCGGATAGTTCAGCTTCTATATCAGTTTTAGAAATAGGTGTTGTTCCATCTAACCAAGTTATTCTATCAATATCATCATTAATAATTGATATTTTTGCATCAGGATTAATTCTTAAAATTGCTCGTTCTATAATCATCCTGCTATCTCCATTGCTCTCATATCTGAAAACATATTACCTTGATTTATTTGTATAGATCCACTGTTGTGAGGATTTCTAAATTTAAAATTATAATTAAGTGCAGAAGTAGATGAAGGAGTATCAATTCTTGAAAAATATCTCATATATCTTATGTTTCCACTCCATCCAGCACTTGTATAATATTGAACACTTCCATTAGTGTGTATTAAAGTTGTATCTCTATAAAGTTCATACTGAAAAGAAGTATCTAGAGAACCACTAGCTATAGTTTGATAAACACAAACATTAAATTCTACAAATACTTTACTTGAAGATGAACTTGGAGTTATACTTATATCAACATCGGTTGCTGCTACATAAGTAGATGAAGAAGTATTACTTGTATTTGTATTATCATGAGCTGTTACAACTTGTAAAATTTTACCAGTAGGAATAGCTGCTGGTAGAGCTGTTATATTATTTAAAGTAGCATTAGCAACATTCGTAGCTGGTATTGTCCCTGATATTGCATTCGCTCCGCCTAGTCTAGTTATTGCCATAATTTATCCTATGTTATAATTCTATATGCTCCAAATCTTGTTGCTCTTGCAAATTGACTATCACTTTCAAAAAGCTGACCACTTCCACTTTCTGAATTTATTCTTCCATAAAGTTCTACATAATCACTTGATCCATTCATGTCTACAATCATACTATTAGTTATTACGTCTGATCTTACAGGATTAGCAGAATAATCATTTTGTGTTTCTAAAATATTAGAACTTCCATTTTTTTTAATATATAAAAAACTTTCAGCTAAATTACTGTTTGATCCACCTTCATTTTGAATAGAAGCATAAACTAAATATTTACCAGCAGTTTGAGGAGTAAATCTATATGTGCTTGTATCGTAAGCACTATCAGTATCATAAACTTCTGTATTTGCTTGAACTAAAGTAACAGTATTATCAGAAATAGATTGACCACCACTACCACCTAAATATGCTTCAAAAGCTGGAGTATTAGTTCCACCAACAGCAGCACCATTGTTCTGTAAAGTCCCTATGATATTTGTCGTGTCACCAGATGCACCGATAGTAATCGTATTACCACTCTCGTTGATAATGTTATTACCGTCTGTGTCCTGTATCGTGTCTGCTTTTAATATACTTGTCATTATGCTCCTATTACTCTAAAAATATACAATCCTGCATTATCTAAATTTTGTGAATCACCACTATTTTGAAAAACACGATATTGAATGGTGTCTCCAGCAGATAAATTTATTGCTCCAGATGCACTAAATTTAAATTCTACGTTTGTTGTATATGCAGTCATACGATTTTCAAAAAAATTATTTTCTGTTCCATTTAAAAAAATTCTTAATTGAATAAACTCATCAGCGTCAATTCCTTGCATAGCACCTCTAAATGAAATAAAATACATGCCGTCTTTTCCACTTGGCACCGTAAAAGTATTAGAAGCAAAAGCACCATCTGTATCAACTGTTTCAGTATCAAATGTAACTAATGTGGTAGAATTGTGACTTATAGATTGACTACCAGAGTTAGTAACTAAAACAGCTGGAGTATTTGCGACACCACCAGATAAAGTTACACCACTAGGAATAGTTATAGTTCCTGATCCAGAGCTAGTTGTTATTGTTCCTACTTTTAATGTTCCGTTTGCCATAATTTTTCTATATTAATTTATTTCCACAAAACCAAGATCTATAGCTATCACTTAAAAACTCTCCATCACTTGCATCAGAAGTCGTTACTGTTCCATAGACTTGATAAAAATCTGATGCTGAAGCATTATCTATTGTTGATACATTTATTGTATATTGATCTCCATAATTACCAGAATGGTTAAAAGTATTAGATGCAAATTCAGAACCATTTTTATAAATACTGACTCTTGCAAAATTAATAGTTTGCGATTGACCAACATCTCTTAAATTTAAAGAAGCATTTAAAAAATATTTTCCAGCTTTTCCAGATGGCACAGTAAACTTGTAGTTACTAGATGTATTAGTAAAAGCACTATCCGTATCAAATAATTCAGTTGCAAAAGCTGCTAATGTAGCTGATCCACTAGAAACTGTTTGTGTGGATGCAAGATTTACTTTAAAAGATGGAGTGTTAGCTGGAAAGTTTGTAAGAGTAGCACCAGACTTTAATGTAATTGTAGATGTATTACTATCTCCAATTGTAAGCGTACTGCTTCCAGATATATTATCAATTGTATTTGTCTCTAACTTACTCATTATAAAATTACAAATGTACTCCCTGATGGTATAGTCACTGTTCCTGATACTGTAACAGGACCAACTAACGCTCCGTTAGTAGAACCTGCCATTGATATACTTGTAAA